TCGGGAGCAGCTGCTGCCCGAGCTCGGCCGCGGCGTTCGCCAGGTCCGCTTTCAGGATGCGGGTGCTGTTGGCCAGCGAGTCACTGGTGTTCACGAAGTCGCCGGCGGTGCCAGCCGTCTGCTCGAACAGCAGCCCGAGGCGTGCGACGACCTTCTGCTGATCGGTCATTTCCTCGCCTGCCGCGATCAGCCCAGACTCGACCGCGTGCGCCTTGACGGCGACCGCGCTGAGGCCGACGCCAAACTTCTCGAGCGGGTCGAGCTCGCCACGTAGCCCGCTCTTGATGGCATCGAGGGCGGAGTTTACGTCGGTGTTGAATACCGACGCCATGTCGGCGGCGCGTTTGGTCAGGTTGATGGCCTGCTGAGCCGCACCCTCAGCGCTGATACCGACGTTCTGCAGCTGCGCCCCGATGGTGGTAGCCGCGTTGTTGATCTCGACCGCCGATAGCCCGGTCTCCGCGGCCGCGGTTTTGGCGAAGTCGGTGACGGCCTTGCCGGCGTCTCCGAACACGACCCGGACGGCGTTCATCGACTCGCCCATATCCGAGGCCGCCTTGGTAACCACCGCGGCCAGGCCAAGGATGGGCGCGGTAACGCCGAGCGTCAGCGCCTTGCCCGCCCTGGTCAGGCTTGCCGACAGCCTCTGCGTTCGCTTCTCGAAGTCATCGACCCGGCGCTCGGCAGTCGTAAACGCTCGCTGAAGGTCGGAAACGTCGCCGGTGAACCGGACTCTTACGTCATGGGCGTCGCTCATCAGTTCTCTATGTGCACCCCGTAGCGCCGTTCCGCGGGATTCGCAGGATCATCGTGCTCGATCTCGACTGTGGTCATGCCATACAGCTCCCGCATCCTGAAAGCGGACCTGGCGAACGCCGCGGCCGAGCTCGGGCAGCAGCTGCTCCCGATCGCCACTGAGCTGGTCGGCAAGCTGCGCGAGCTCCTGGAAAGGTTCACCGCCCTCGATCCGGGCACAAAGAAAATCATCGTAGTCATGGCCGGCCTTGCGGCGGCGCTGGGCCCGGTGTTGCTGATCGCCGGCAAGGTGGGCCCGGCCATACTCGCGATCAAAACGGCGATGCTCGCGGCCGCGGGCCCGGTGGGCTTGATCGCCGGCGCGGTGGCGGTGCTCGCCGTCGGCGTCATCAAGCTGATCACCGCCGTTCGGCGCTACAACGACGAGCAGGAGCTGATGGACCGCGCTCTCGAGGGCACACTGACCACGGTCGAGGAGGTCGCGGCGGCCGAGGCCGTCCTGGCCGAGCAGCAGACGCGCGTCAACAAACTGATACAGCAGGAAATAGACGCCCGAAACGATGCGATCGCCGAAAACGAGCGCTTTGCCGCGAGTGTGGGGGAGGGCCATCCCGCGATCGAGCGCGCCGAGAACGACATACGGCAAGCGTATGTGGACACCGCAAAATCTATCGCGGAAAACCTGACGCCGACCGTCGAGCGGCTAGGGCGAATTGAGGCAGCTCTGGCCGGGCAGCGCGAGCTATTCGCCGCGCGCGACGAGGCCGAGGCGCAGGCCGAAATTGACCGAAGCAACGCGCGGATCAAAGCGCAGGCTGAGCAAATCGCGCTGGAGCTCCAGGGCATCACGATTGCGGAAACAGCGGGCGAGATACGAATGGGGCTCAACGCCGCCGAGCTCAGCAGGATCGCGGCCATCCAGAAAGCCCGCGAGGAGGCCGCAGAGTCGGAGAACGCGCTATTGCAGCGCACGCTCGACCGCTATTTCGCCAACCTGGAAGCAAGAAAGGACGCCGACGAGAAGGCAGCAGCCGAGAGCCTACTGCTCGCCCAGCAGACCGAAGCGGCAAAGGTCTCGATTGCCGATGCTGGCGCGTCGCTGATTCGTGACATCGGCCGGCTGGTCGCGCAGGGCGCAGAGGACGACGCGAAAAAGCGGTTTAAGATCGAACAGGAGTTCGGCATCGTAACGACCATCGTCGAGACGGCGATTGCAGTAGCCAAGGCGTTGGCCTCCTCGGGTCCGCCTGGGTTCAATTTCATACAGGCGGGGCTCGTCGCGGCTGCTGGCGCGGTGCAGACGGCGCTCATCGCCGGCCAGAAGCCGCCGGCGCTCGCCGAGGGCGGCATCGTGCTGCCGCGGCCCGGCGGCACCATCGCGCAGCTCGGTGAGGGCGGCTCAGCCGAGGCGGTGATACCGTTGAATGACGAGAGCATGTCGCGCCTTTCTGATCGCATCGTAGAGGCCATGGACCGCGCCGGGGGTGCTGCCGAGCAGAGCACCATCGACTTGACGGTGCAGCTGGGCGACCGCGAGCTGTTTCGCGCGCTGGCGAAGGCCAACCGAGACGGCCGGTTTCTGATCGATCAGCGCCGCGGCCTGGCGGCCAGGCGATAGCGTGAAAGTGCTAATTGACAACGCTATCGTGGACGCCGCAGCGGTGCTCACGGCCACGTCGCAGGTCGGCAACCTGCCGGCCGTGAACGTGCAGGACGTGCACCCGACCAAGGTCTGGCGGGCGGCGACGGTGACGACCGAGCGACTGACCATCGACGCCGGCGCGGCCGACGCGGCCGATGCGTTCGCGATCGTCGGCCACAACCTACAGGCAGCGGCCACGGTCACCCTCGAGGCCAACACCACCGACAGCTGGGGCTCGCCGCCGTTCTCGACGACGCTGGTGCCGTCGGTGGGCCTGCCCACCCTCAAGACGTTTACCAGTCAGTCGTTTCGCTGGTGGCGGCTGACGCTAACGGACGCCACCAACCCTGACGGCTATGTAGAGCTGGGGCGGCTGATGATTGGCACCATGGCCGATCTTTCGTTCCAGGGGCGCGGCGTCTCGGTGCCATGGACGGACGAGCGGCCGCGCGCGGACAAGCAATCGGTGTCGCTGGGCGGCGAGCTCTACACCGATATCGGCGAGGAAATGGCCGCCTACGCCTTCGAGTTCCGGTGGGTCGACACCACGCATCGGAACCTTATCCGTTCCACGTTTCGCACCGTCGGGCGGCACACACCGTTCATGTTTACGCTGTTCGACCCGCCCGACGTCGACGTGCTCGGGCCCGATTATGTGGTGCTGGCCAACGACTTGGCATCCGAGCACCACGGACACGGGCGGTTTACGATGGGCGTGCAGCTGCGCTCGGCGCGCGGCATCAACGTCACGTAGGAGGGTAAAGCTATCGCTGCCACCCAAATTACAGTAGCCGTCACCCGCATGGAGGAGGGCCAGAAGGGCTACCAGGGCCTGACGCTGACCAACTTTGCAAACGAGACGACAGAGCCGGCGATAACGCAGGGCTCGATAGTCGAGGTGGCCGGGTCGCTGTACGAGTTCACCGCGCAGGAGGCGATAAGCGGCTTCGGTGGCGTCGCCAACGGCACGCAGGCATATATCGAGATCACTGCCGCCGGCGCCACGGCTACCGCCGCCTGGTCGACCACGGCCCCGACGTGGGACACGGACAAGCAGGGTTACTACAACGGCGCGCTGGTCCGGTCTGTCGGTGGCACATTCAAGGACGGCGGCGGCAACGCGACTCTCAAGTTCCTGTACACCGAGCCGAACCTACTCACCTTTCGCAAGTATGGTACCGGCCGCATGGAGCTGATCGACGTCGTCAACACGCCTAATTTCGAGGCAGGGGTGACGATCGTCGCGGGGAACCTGACGCTGACCGCCGGTGATATCGCGTTCAGCGACGCCGACCCGGACATCACGAGCACCAAGCCGGTCGACATCCAGAAGGGCCATTTTCACGACTCGTTCCACGACAACGGTTCTCCCACGGAGGACCAGCTATTTGACTTTTTCGCTCCGGCGATACCCGACGTAACCGACGAGGTTGCCTGCTCAGGGTGCGTCGAGACGGCGAACGCGGACGAGATGTTTATAGCGGCACGAGCGGAGAGGTTTTCGACGACCGCGATTCGGCTGTATGGCGTGCGATTCCGAACGGACCTGACCGCCACAGGGACCGCCACGTTTCTGCAATTCGTCAACGGCGACGCCACTACGCATCGCGCGGCCTCGCTGGCGTACTAGACCTTGGTTCAGACGTTCACCGAAGGGGCCGCGGTTGCGTCAAAACAGCCGGTGGTCCTGTTCGAGATCGACGTGGGCCAGCTGCAGAGCTTTCTGACGAACTACTCCGCGGGGACGTGGTACGTCAACTTCGACAAGGTCTACCCCGATATAGACAGCACGTTTCTCAACGGCGTGGTAACGCAGAATATCACCCTGGTCGGGTCGGTGGCGTGGGACGGCATGCAGCTGGCCTTGGTCGGCAGCGTCGCCGCGGTGGAAGCGACCGAGAGCACGTTTTACTTCGCGGCGCCCGAGCTGTACGTGCGCGGGCCCAGCAGCAACAGCCCGGCCGGGCATTCGGTCCTATTCGGCGTGTCGATCGGCATGGCCGTTGCACCTTATGACGGGCTGGAAGCCGAAGACCTGGTCAAGGCCGCCGACCTGGCTCTCTATGCCGCGAAAGGCGGGGGCAGGGCCCAGTACCGCTTCTATTCGGGAGAGATGAAGGAAGGCGCGAAACGGCGCCGCCAGATCGAAGAGGAATTGCGCAGCGTCCTCGATACCGATCAGCTGGCCATGCATTATCAGC